GTAGGCATGGCTATGCTCCGGGAGAAGCACCCTGAGATTACCCACGAGGAGGCCAGGGAGATGCGTGAGTTTACTGGCCGTCACGGTCAGGAGCTGGCCGCCGCCTACCCTGACAAGGAGGCATTTGAGGCCGCCGTTGAGGCTGGCATCCAGGCTGACAAAGAGGCCGCCGAGCAGGCGGAGCAGGAGCATGAGTAACCCACTCTTTGCTATTGATGCGGGCCACTACATAGATACCCCGGGGAAACGGTGCTTGAAAAGCATCGACCCCGGGGAGACCCGGGAGTGGGTCCTGAACAGCCGAATTGCTGACAAGGTGCAGGAGCGTCTGGGGGACTACAACTGTCAGACCATGCGGGTGGACGACCCGACCGGAGAAACCGATGTTTCCCTTGGAACGCGGGTCACTCAGGCCAATCAGGCAGGCGCGGATGTGTATGTGTCCATCCACCACAATGCAGGCATCAACGGCGGTTCCGGCGGCGGCATTGTGATCTATACCTGCCACAATCCGCAGCAGCAGTCCGTGATTCTTCAAGAGGCCGTATACAGGCACATTGTAGATACAACCGGGCTAAAGGGGAATAGGGCCAACCCAATGTCGGAGGCAAACCTTTATGTGTTGAACAACACAAAGATGCCCGCTATTTTGGGTGAGTTTGGCTTTATGGACAGCACCACGGACACACCGATTATTTTGACCGAGGACTTTGCAAATCAGGTGGCAGACGGGATCGTCGCTGCACTGGCGGAGGTCTACGGACTGGAGGAAAAAGAAATGTCTTACGAAACCTGGAAGGAGTACATGGACCGCTATCTGTCCGAACGGGCTGCACTTCCTGCAAGTGATTGGGCCGTGCCTTACATTTCTGAGGCAATCGACAAAGGGTACATGGCTGATGTAGGCGGTACAATCGAGCGGCCCCAGGGGTTTGTTACGCGAGAAGAACTAGCTACGGTAGCCGCCGCACTCAGCAAAAAGTAATTGCACACGCGGGCACAAAATGATAAAATAAGCCCGAAAGGACGTGGTATTATGGACGACAAAAATACTCCGCTGGCCTCTGAAATGTATGAGGACCTGAAAAAGGCAACAAAATTCCGCGAGAAGCTGATTTATATTCTGCTGGCGGTGATTGCCGCTCTGGTGATCGCTTTGGCTGGGACGAATATCTATCACATATACCAGTGGAGCCAGTTTGACACCGTTGTTGTGGACAGCGGCGAGGGGTCCGGTAACGCCAACTACGTCCAGGGCGACAACACTGGAGGCATCTACAATGGCGAGAGTGGCAGTACGTCGCCGGAAAACGGGGACATCCAGGGGAACCCGAATCAAGGTTAAAAAGAAAAAGAAGAAGCGCCCATGAACATCCGGACCGAATTTACGGAGCCGGAATGTGAGTGGTTCCGATCTATCTGCAACTTTACCCCGGACGAGCTGGCCGTATTCAATCTCCGCGTAAAAGATCACTCTAGAATTGAAATCGCTATGGCGCTCAAAATGTCTGAGTCAACTGTAGACCGCCGTATCCGGGGCATCAAAAAGAAAATTCATAAGGTTCTGTGACAGCTTTGTGACAGTTTTTAGAGGGTTAACTGACAGGTTAGCCCTCTTTTTTTATGCGAAAATTTAAGCATGGAGGACGTGGGGATACAGGGTTGGTACACGTCGCCGCCCTCCTCACGGACTCCATATTTTTTATGAAAAGGACGTGTTTTGATATGACTCCTGTAGAAAGATTAGTTGCCGCCGGGATTCGTCCAGATTGCGCCAGTGAGACAGTTATGTGGTTTCGGGCACAGGGGGATGATTATGGTTTGGAAAAGTATCTGAATGAGGTGGAAAGCCGCCATGCGAACAACGGAGAGGTATTCCTGGCACAACGAAAACCCTTACAACAGGAATGTGGGAGACTGCACGGTTAGAGCTATTTCCACCGCTTTGGACCAGGCCTGGGACACCACCTACATAGGCCTGTGCCTGGAAGGGTATCTCCTGAAGGATATGCCAAGCTCCAACGAGGTGTGGAGGAGCTATCTGAGCAAGTATGGTCTGGAGCGAAGACCGGCTCCGCCTCACACAACGGTGAATGAATTTGCCAGGACACATAGAAACGGTGTGTACCTTCTCGGCCTGAATTCCCATGTGGTCTGTATTATCGACGGGACGATTCTGGATACATGGGATTCTGGGGAAAAGGAAGTTTTGTACTACTGGAAAGGATGACGTGATATGGCCTATACACCTACACCTTACTATCCGGGCTATCAGCCCATGTACTACCAGCCGCCCATGCCGGACCAACTGGCCCAGCTCCGTGGGCAGCAGTTCCAACCTCCCATGCAAGGACCGCAAATGCCGCCCGTACAGTCCCAGCAAAATGGGCAGTCCATGGTTTGGGTGAATGGAGAGCAGGAGGCCATGGGATATCTTGTGGCTCCCAACAGTGCCGTTGCTTTATGGGACAGCAACAGCCCCACTATTTATCTCAAACAGGCGGATGCCTCTGGAAAGCCCAGCATCAAAATTTATGATCTGGTAGAACGTAGCAATGCCACAAGGACGGCCCCAGCAGCCACGCAGGAGCCTTCTATCCGCTATGCCACCCAGGATGACCTGGACGCTCTTGCGGCCCGTGTGGACGCTCTGAGCGCCAAAGAGACGGCCCCGGTAAAAAAGAAATCTGTGAAGGAGGATGCTGAATGAATCCGTTTTTTGGTGTGATGGGCGGAGGCCGCCCCAACATGATGCAGCAGTTCCAGCAGTTTATGAACCAGATGAAGGGGACGGACCCCAACGCCATGATACAAGAGATGGTATCATCTGGCCGCATTTCCCAAGATCAGCTTAACCAGGTCCAGAAACAAGCCCAGCAGATGTCAGGCATGTTTGAGGGGATGAGGGGAATGTTTGGTAAATAACTTCAATCAAAATCCGTGGCCACGGTTTTGAAAATAAATCAAAAAGGAGATAACACAATGAGTCTTTCTTCTGACAATGTGGCTCTGACCATGCCTGTCCAGCCTGCCAATTCTAACGGTAACGGCAGCATGTGGGGCGGCGATTGGTCCAGCTGGATCATTTTGTTCCTTATCTGGGGCATCTTTGGATGGGGCAACGGCGGCTATGGCGGCTTCGGCGGAGGCGGCGGGGTTAATAATCCCGGCCTACAAGGACTTGCTACCAGGTCCGACATCAACGAGGGCTTTGCGCTGAACGGTCTCCAGACCGGCCAGAGCGGTATCCTCTCCGCCGTAACCAATGGCTTCCATGGTGTGGATAATGCTATCTGCAATCTCGGCTATCAGCTCCAGGACTGCTGCTGCCAGACCCAGCGGGCAGTGGACGGCGTGAATTATAACCTGTCCACCCAGGGTGCGGCTACCCAGGCGGCAATTCAGGGCGTTCGCTACGACATGGCTACCCAGGCTTGCGATACCCGGAATACCATCCAGAACAGCACCAGGGACATCATCGACAACCAGAACGCCAACAGCCGTGCGATCCTTGACTTTTTGACTCAGGACAAGATTGCTACTCTGACGGCTGAAAACCAGAGCCTGAAGTTCCAGGCTTCCCAGGCGGCACAGAACGCTTTCTTCACCGCCAATCAGGAGGCCCAGACCGCTGAACTGATCCGCCGCATCAGCCCCATGCCTGTTCCGGCCTATCAGGTGCCCAACCCTTATGCCGGTTGTGGGTGTAATCCCTGCGGCGGCTGCTGCTAAAACCCAATACATCAACTTTCCGGCATGACCGGAATGTTCGGCCCCGTGCCGATTTTGAACTATGCGGCGGGGCAATAGCCTCGCCGCTAATCTTTTTGAAAGGAATGATTTTTTTGGCCGAGTACACAAATAGCGCAATCGTAACCGTTGCCGCTGGTCAGAACGTGCCCTTTACCGAGGAGGCCAACACGAGCAAGCCCTGCATCGTACACCGGGAGGGTGCTGGACTGGTGACTCTTCGTGGGCTTACGAACCAGTGTCGGGCGAAATTCAAAGTCTCCTTTGGCGCCAATATCGCCATCCCTGACGGCGGGACCGTGGAGGCCATCACTGCGGCAATCTCCATCAATGGTGAGGCGCTGACCGCATCCACCGCCACTGTTACCCCTGCCGCTGTGGAGAATTTCTTTAATATCTATGTCTCCGCTGTGGTAGATGTCCCCCGTGGCTGCTGTGTCACTGTTGCCGCAAAAAACACCAGTACACAGCCTATTTTAGTAGCCAACAGTAACTTCATTGTTGAGCGTGTAGCCTGAAAGGAGAGGATACTATGAAAGCACTATACGAGCTGAAGGATAAGCTCCAAGACGAACTGGACGAGATTGCCCGCAAGCCTGAAATGTCTGCTGGTGATCTGGAGACCGTCCACAAGCTGACTGATACCATCAAGAACATCGATAAAATCTGCGCTCTGGAGGAGGCCGGTGACTACTCTGAGGCGGGCGACTGGGAGGGACGCGGCTCCTATAACCGTGGCTCCAGCTATGCTAACCGTGGTAAGCACTATGTCCGAGGACACTATAGCCGGGACAGTTATAGCAACCGTGGTGACTATAGCAGAGATGGAGGATATAGCCGTCATGATGCCAAGGAGGCTATGATAGAGCAGGCCCGTGAGATGATGGAAAATGCCACTACTGACCGAGAGCGTGAAGCGATCCGCCGTTTTATGAGCGAGCTGGGCCGGGACTGATAGGGGGTGTCCCCCATGCTTGACCGCAAGGAGATAGATATTGAAATTGCTCGTCTGGAATACGGAGAATCCAGCTACCCAGCATACCAAAAGTTAGCAAATCTATACACGATCAGGGACCGTATGGACCGGCAAGAACGTCCGGCGACATATGAGACATCTTACTCCACTGCACCGGCAGTTTCCGAGGAATACACGGTAGTTGATGACTACGGGGACAGCGATTTTTTGCGTAGCGTGTATGGCAGGGATCAGAGGGCGGCATGGGCCGTTATGGATGATCTGATGGACACGCTCCACACAGTCAACCCACGGGTGTATGAGGGTGTCATGAGGAAAATTCAGGCCCTCTAAACTAGTCCGCCCCCCTTTATGGGGGGGCGGATTTTCTTATGAAATTCTTATCCATTGGACATTATTTGGGCATTGTTTTTATAAAAGATATGAAGGATATTATATTTTATGATAGAAAAGTGTAAAAATATAGAGTATATACATATTATTCAACAACAAAAAAGATATAAAAAGGATATAGCTTGGTTCGACTCCCGTCAGCCGCACCAACAAAAAACCCTGGAAGTCCTGTATTTGCAAGGCTTCCGGGGTTTTACTTTTTCTCGAAAATTCGGTTTGGGCATTATTTGGGCATTATTGAGCTTTTTTCTTTAGTCGGGAAACCAGAGTATCTGCCACGGCCTGACTGGCTGCAGCTTTAGATTCCGCAAACTCATAGGCATAGATATTTAGGGTGGTAGATACCTGAGAGTGACCTAAATTTGCGGCTACGGTCTGTGCATCGGCCCCAGAGTTAATCAATAAGGCGGCATTTAGATGTCGAAACGCATGTATGCCAAGAAAACGAAATCCATGTGCGGCACAATGTTTTTTCAGCCACGCATAAGGTGTGTTAGGGTGCATGGGGGCTCCATCCGCAGTAGTAAATACACGATTACTCCCTTTCCATTGATCACCAATCATAAGCATTGTTTCCGCTTGACTGGCATGGAGTTTACGCAGTACATCAAAGACCACCTTTGGCTGTTTCAGAATACGCTTGCTCCCTTCAGTTTTTGGGATGTCAGTGTAAATACCACGTTCCTTGGTGTATAAGCTGGCACGGTTGACGGCTATCAGGCAATTCCGGAAGTCGATATCATCCCATTCAAACCCCAATAGTTCCTCACGCCGATACCCGCAGAAAATCGCAAGAGTGAAAAAAGCGCGATATTTTAATGGGGCATCCTCCAAACTTTCTAAAATCTGTACCGCTTCTTCAACCGTGTACCACTTCTTTTGCGATCTATCGGCCTTTGGAGGTTTTACATTGGAGCATGGGTTATCATGAATCAGCTCCATATCAACCGCATAAGAGAAGATAGATGACAGCAGGGAAAGATAATTCCTTTGAGTTTTGGGAGATAGAGGCTTTTTTGTTATCATATTTGCTCCAGGTTGTCCCAGCTTTGCAACGAACGCTTTTATCTGTCTAGGAGTGATTTTGTCCAGGTAATAGTGTCCCAATTCATCTATGATACGTTGCTTTAAACTCTCATATCCTACAGCGGTCCTATGGCGGAGGTCAACCGATGCGTATTCTTCCATGTATCGCTCTACAAAAACAGAAAACTTTATATGGCCTGACTGGACAGAAAGACTTTTACAGGTTTCATCAAATAAAACGGCTTGTCTGGTAAGCTCCCTCTCAATTTGTTTTTGCGTCATTCCGGGATCAGGGGTCCAGGTCATGGATGGCTGGACCTGTCGCCCGTCTACTCGGTATCCGACGGATGCCCGAATACGGTAAGATTTCCCTCTTTTTTCTATATGGGCCATAAAAGTTCCTCCTTGTTATTGCACCTTTTGACCCGGTATGATACAATAAAAGGGCGCAAAGGTGCCTTGATTTAGCTGTCTGGGTGCTTTGCTTACCGTTGATGTTGGTAGCATCTACGGCCTGCCCTCAGTGTTGGTAGCACTGGGGGCGTTTTTATTTTGTTCCCCTGTCTCGGTGTTGGTAGCGCCGGGGTGGGGAGTTTTTATTTGTTCAAATTTTCGTGGTTTTCGTATGCAATCTCCTGCAGCTGCTTATACAGCACCTGGATATTGTATTTTTTGGGGAACTCAAACTTTTTTTCACTGACAGACACGCCAGTATTTGCCTTGTAGTAGGGGGAGGTGATGTACGAAATATTGATCTCGCTGTCATCCAGCCCAAAGCCGGAAGTCTCTGCAGAAACGTGGATAACGCTGGACAGGTTGATGGAATCCACCCGCATCTTTTGGCCAGTAGCCCCCTGCTTGTCAAAATCGATGATGCGCTTGTCTGTGAACAGTACCACGTCACGCACAAGACGGAAGCCAGTTTGAATCGTTTCACCTTCCATCAAGTATGCGCCGTATTCTTTTGTCAAATCCTCTACAGACACCTCACTCATATTACCGAGCATACCGGAAGCCAAAGAGCCGCCCAACTTACCAATTAGTCCCATAGTAATTCTCCTCTCTATCTTTTCCGCCCTCCGGCGGTTGGATCACATTATTTTTGCATTGTGCCCGTCCAATATTTCTTTAGCCATTTCATCATGGCCAAAGGCATACGCAGTGAAAATACATGCTATTTCATCAATAGTGAAATTTTTATACGGAGCAACTATCCCGAAATACTCGCTTTGCAATTTTGCAATAATATGTTCATCTGTTTCATCAAGTATTCTGCTTATCTCTCTGATATTTTCTATGATATTATTGGGAAGAAATGGAGAACCATTTCCGTTCAGGTCATAAAATAAAACTTGGGCAAGATGGGGAAAAGCATCTCCATAACGCTTTTCCTCCATTAAAAATTGATACATGGAATACTGTGTATTGCGATACGATCCAAATTGCCGATTTTTCATATATTCAAGAGACTTTCTGTTAAATTCTCCCCAAATTAAATCTCTATAAGGTATTTCTGGATACTTATTAACCAGAATACTTAACGAGGAAAGAGATATATCATAGGATTTGTGGTGTCGAATATAGGAAATGTATTCCCCATTTACAACTTCACGCTCGCCGAGCTGTGTCAATTTCCCCCCGGAAGCAAATCCACGCTGTTCCAAATCTCGCATTAGTGCGGGCACATCGTCCACACCAAATTCATATTGCCAGAACCGGGCAACAGGTTTTCCAGCGGAATATTTTTCATAATAAGAGAGCAAAAGAATTTCGTGCGGATAAAGCCCGGATTCATCTTTTTGAAAATTTCTTGTTTCTTGCTTCGCGAGGCTCTTTCTGCTTTCCGAAATTTCTTCTGCACTTGGCGTATATACCTTGAAATTGACAGCAGAAGCAGATTTCTTTTTCAAAAAATCGAACAATCCCATATCAGCACCTCTAAAAATACAATTCCGTCGCCAAATTCCCGTAGGTATACCAACAGACGGCCTTTCGCATAAAATCCTCGGTAACATGGAAATAGTCTGCTAAGTCCCACATTTCTATATGACCATCAGCGATAGCTTCATCCAAGGCACACACAGGTATCATTTCTTCAATTGCCCACTTGTCCGCCCTGTGCTCGTGCTTTTGCCGAACATCACGGGCCGCCCATCGGTTATAAAACGCCCCGGTTTTACAGTGCCCAAGCTCATGGGCCAAATGGACACGTTTGCTGGCCTCGTCCTCTAAAACACCGTAGTCCATCCCAATATAGCACCGTCTGTCCGTCTGGACACACATGGAACCATTCTCCGGGATACTTAGATACATAATCGGAATATCGGAATCCTGCGCTTCCTGAAACAGCTTGGCAGTCTCCATTATTTCTTCTCCTTTTCCGCCTCCTCCCGGAGTTTGACCATCTGGGCGAAGCGTTTTACCTCATCGTACATGGCATCGGTGATCTCACCGTCGCCCCCAAACAGGGCAAATTTAATATCGTCGTCGCTGACTTTGCGTTCACTCTCCAGGGTGGGCGCTTTTTTTGTTTCTTCTCCGGTTAAGAGGTAGTCGGAAGAAACTTCAAGGTAGCTCGCAATTTTAGCAAGCCTGTCGGCAGGAAAAACACCCTTTCTAAGTTGCCCAATATAACCGTTAGAAAACTTCAAATCGCTTTCTAACTTAGAAATTGGTATTTTACGCTCTTTGCAAATTGCTTTTACCCTCTCAACACAGTTCATAGAGTACCCTCCAAAAATTCGAGAAAAGCCTAAAAATAGACTTGACAAATTAGAGAATACTCGATATAATGGACTTGTGATTTAGAGAATCACCTAATTCATTTGAGTAATCTCATATGTTTGTAGCAATTCATATTTTAGATTATTCTCTAATGAATGTCAAGAGTATTCTCTAATTTTGCAATAGAAAAGGAAGGAGGGCTTTTATTTGATTTATACAAATATCTCCAATCTTTGCAGAGATAAAGGTATTAGCATTGCAAAACTGGAGCGGGAATTGGGGTTTGGAAATTCGACAGTCAGAGGTTGGGCAAACTCATCTCCTACTGTAGAGAAGCTAAAAGCGGTCGCTGACTATTTCAGCGTCACCGTAGACGACCTTCTCGCAGAAAATGGTAGCACCGAACCTGTCCAATAAAACGGGACGAAAATCCACCTGTTACGAAGTAGGAAGAAAGGAGGAGCTAATAGTGTGTTTGCCGCGGATGAGGACAGCCAGCGGAGCGATGAAAGAGATCAGGCAAATGGACCCAAACACAAATATTACAGAAAGCGCAATTAGAAGAGCAATCAAGCGTGGTGAAGTAAAGTCCGTGACTAATGGGGTGAAACACTTGGTGAACTTGGATGATCTCCTAGCTTACTTTGCAGGGGAATCGGAGATAGAACCGGCAAAATAATTGCCCCCACCCGTGGTAGCGCACGGATGAGGGCGAAGTAAAGAAGTTCTGTACCTTGTATTTTAGCATGGTGCGGGACGGAATACAAGGAGGAAATATGTTTAGTTTTGAGGATTATATGGATGCGCTAAAAGGTGCGGGCCCGAAGTTAAAAGAAATGGTCCTTGAACGTGCAGAGCGAGAGGGCAACCTGGATCTCCGGGAGTTTAAGAGGCTAGTTGATTTTGCGTATCCAGACCCTGTTTAAATAAAAACGCCCCGCCAGGTGCTGGACACACCTGACGAGGGCTGGCAAACCTAACTGACCACACCAATTAGGCTTGATGGATATATCATACTAGAACATCTGTTCTCTGTCAAGCCGGAAAGGAAAATTTTATGAAAAAAACGCTTGAAGAGAACGACAGCATTAAGGACCTTGGGACGCAGAGCCGGAATTCCAGGATGCATATGAACAATCTGGAACGGGATCATTACGGAGTTGATGTGCCGGAGCTGCTTAAAACGGTTCGGAATTTAGCCGAAGTCATGGCGAGAATCCTAGACCGGGAGGACAGAAATGAAAACTCCAAATGAGATAGTCCGCCGTATCACCCAGCGGGCTATGGAGCGGCACCGGCTGTCGCAAAGGGGCCTTGCCCATGAGATCGGATGCGGCGATGGCTCTATTGCAAAGCTACTGGACGAGCAAGAGGTACGCCTTACTCAGGAGCAGTGGTTCTATTTGATGACACTGGGAGGAATCAGAATTGTTTGAGTTTTTATCCGTGGTGTGCATGGTGTGCATCGTGATCTGTACCGCCCTCGCTGTGGCGGAATTTATGGAAAAGAGGCGGAAAAAGTGAAGTACATTGAGGACGGACGCTCTCTGGTGGAGCGAAACCACGACGCTAGAGAATATTGCTATCAGTGCCGCCGGGAGCGTGAGGCACGCATGAACCGCATTGTGAGGCGGTGCCTGGTGGTGTCTAGCATGATCTTTATGTGCTCCCTGCTGGTGGGGTGGGCACTGTGAGAGATCCGCAGGATGCATTTCCTGCATGGTACTGCTCCAAGTGCGGAGCGGAACAGTATGAGAGCGACCCGGAGTATGTAGAGGACGGGCGGTCCTACTGCGAAGAATGTTTCCGGGAGAAGATCGAGGAGCTATTGACGATCAGTCCTGAGATCGTTGCCAATTATCTGGGAATAAAGGTTGAAAGGAGGATATAGCATGAGTCGTTTAATCTGCATTATGGGAGAATCCGGCAGCGGTAAGACAACAGCCATGCGGACGCTGGACCCATCCACAACCTATTATATCGACTGCGACGGAAAAGGACTGGCCTGGAAAGACTGGCGGAGCCAATACAATGAAGCCAATAGGAATTTTGCATATACCAGAGACATTCAGAAAATCGCTGGCCTAGTTGTCAATATCAGCCAGAAAAAACCAGAGACGAAAACCATTGTCATCGACACGTTGAACACCTGTATGGTGGACAAAGAAGTAAAAAGTATGAAAGAAACGGGTTTTGGCAAATGGATAGACTTGACACAGTTTGTGTGGGACTTGATTGAGACAGCCGGCCGGCAGCGGGACGATCTGACCATCATTTTTGTCATGCATAGTGAGACGATCCGGGATGATTTTGGATACAGCTTTACAAGAATTAAAACGAATGGCAGAAAACTGGAAAAGCTGGTCCCGGAAAGTCTGTTTGGGACTGTTCTACTGGCCAAGAAGACCGATGATGACCGCTATATATTCGAGACGCAGGCAAAAAACAGCACAGCAAAAAGCCCCATGGGAGCCTTTAAATCCTTTGAGATCGATAATGACATGGGATTTGTTCTAAAGGCATTGGAGGACTTCTGATGGGTAAGGCAAAGGACGAAGGGGTAACCAGCTATACCAAAGTAACCGTAGACCTGTTTTTCCCCGATGACCGTGTATGCTGTGAATTTTGCCCATTATTAGAAACATACGCAAGAAAACAGTGCCGAAGGACGGCTGAATACATCGTAGACACTCGTTATAGAGGGTATTGGTGCCCTTTAAATATTATCGAAAATACGGAGGAATAGAGTAATGAAACAGTTTAGCGGATTTGAAGCCAAGAAGTCTGCTGGGGCCAGAGAGCTCCTTCCTGCTGGTGGCTATGTCGCCAAAATTCTAAATGCCGAGGAGGTTTCCTACGACTGGGGGAATGTACTTCTGATCTCCTTTGATATTCTGGAGGGCCAGTACAAAGACTTTTTTGCAAAGGATTATAAAGAGCAGGATCGAGAGGACAAGAAATGGAGAGGAACTTACCGCCTTTCTGAGCCAAAAGATGACGGGAGCGAAAAGGACGGATGGACTAAGCGCGCTTTTGGAAATGCTGTCTGGTCCATCGAGGCCAGCAACCCTGGCTACCACTGGGACTGGGATGAAACGAAGCTGAAAGGAAAACTTGTTGGCGTTTTGTTCCGCAATCGGGAGTGGGAAATGAACGGAAATACTGGTTGGACCACGGAGTGTTGCGCTCTGACTGATGTAGACGATATTCGGCAGGGAAAGTATCGACAGCCAAAGGACAAGCCGTTAAAAGTCACCAGTGCCGCAGAAAACAGCTTTGCCCAAATCAATGAAGACAGTGGGGAGCTGCCCTTCTGATGGATCATTTTTCGGTCAAGCGCGCCCTATCTACAATGTCCGTTTTATGGGACACTAGAGAACAGGACACACCACGGGCCAGAAAACGTATGGAGCAGATCGGAGCCCCGATTGAGAGAGTAGCCCTCTCTTTCGGGGATTACTCCGTTAAGTGTGACACATTGGACTTAAGGGACCAGGTAGCTATTGAGCGTAAGATGGATTTGACCGAACTGGCTCACTGCTATTGTCAAGACCGGAAACGCTTTGTCAGGGAGTTTAAGCGGGCTAAAGAGGCAGGGGCAAAGTTATACCTCTTGGTGGAGAATGGGAGTCTTGACGAGGCTTACAGCGGCCATTATAGGGCAAGAGTTCACCCGGCATCACTAACGGCCTCTATGCTGGCTTGGCTGGCCCGCTATAACTGCCAAATCCTGTTTTGCAAAGAGGAGAACAGCGGACGGGTCATCCATGATGTACTGTACAGGGAGCTAAAGGAGCGATTGGAGGAAATGCCGGATGAAGAAGAAATTTAGAATCACCTGCACCCATAATCCCCAGGACTTTTTCAATGGACAGGAACCGGCGGAACTTTCCAAAACTTACATAACCGACAACTTAGAATTGGACACCAGCAGAGAAATCCATGATGGTTACCAGGTGATTGTATCGGAGGCTGAAAAGGATGAAGAATGAAAAGCGGAGAATTAAGACCGACCACCTTCCGTGCCGCTATGACTTTAAGGTTATGACCAATGGAAGGCCTATGACCCTGTACGACTTGACGATGGATGAGCTGACCTGTCTCATGGATGTTTATTTCAGAAACGGATATGAGCAGATATATGCCAGAATCGCCTCAACATGGGAGTAAGCTATGGACGAAAAAGCAGGGTGGATCAAACTCTGGAGAAAATTTGCGGATGACCCCTTATGGGTTTCGGAACCATTTACCAAAGGACAAGCTTGGGTTGACCTGCTTCTTATGGCCCAAGGGACGGAGAATACAATTTTCAAAAATGGGAAATTTATGGAGTTCCAGCCTGGAACTGTCTATAAGAGCATCTTAGAATTGTCCAAGCGATGGAAATGGAGCCGGAACAAGGTTAGTAGATTTTTAAAATCCCTCGAAAATGAAACAATGGTTGAAACAAAGAGTGATACAACGAATGGAACAACGATAACCATTGAAAATTGGGAGGTTTACCAGGGCAGAGGGCAACAAACGAAACAACGCCGTGAACGAAAATCGGACAACTCACGGACAACGGACGGACATAATAAAGAAGGAATAAGAAGGAATAGAAGAAAAGAAGATAGCTGCGGCGTCGCCGCGCCGTCTGAGGACGGCGGGCTCCCCGCCGAGGGGACGGGTGATGACTCCATTGTGATTGATGGGAGGTTGTACAGATTCCCATCCAGGTGGAGACGAGACGCAGAAGCTATGGGGAAGGACCTTGGCCTGTTCGTAAAGGGGATGTACCAATGAGCTATGAGTTCAAGACTGAAGATGCTTATGGATTGGCCAGGGCCATTGGGGCCGATATCCATGAAAAAGGGGACGAGCTATTTTTCAAGTATTGCCCCCAGTGTCGGGGAGGCGGAAATCGGGACAAGAATACATTTTCCGTGAATCTTAAAAGCGGTCTGTTCAAGTGCTTCCGAGCGAGCTGCGATTACCATGGACATTTTGTAGAGCTGGCAAGAGATTTTGATTATGACTTGGGTTTCGGTGAAAAGCGAGTTTACCGGAAACTGCCACAGAAGCCGGTAGTAGTTCGGAATGGAGCAATCGAGTACATGGCAAAACGGGGAATTAGCTCCGAAATTTGCCGAAAGTATGAACTGACCACTCGGACAGATAACAAGGACATTTTGGTTTTCCCCTTTTACGATGAGACTGGTACACTCCAATTTGTCAAATACCGCAACATGAAGTTCCGCAAAGGCATTGACAAAAACAAAGAATGGTCTGAGGCGGAAACTATGCCAATCTTATTTGGAATAAAGCAGTGCAAGGACTTTGACCGCCTGATTATTACGGAAGGGCAGATAGACAGCCTATCAGTAGCGGAATGCGGCTTTAACAATGCGGTTTCTGTTCCAACGGGGGCAACAGGCTTTACATGGCTTGCAAATTGCTGGGACTGGATTACAAAGTTTCATGATGTTGTGGTATTTGGCGATAACGAGCATGGGAAGATCACGCTGGCTGACACTTTACGGGCCCGCCTCCCACAGACGGTAAAGGTGGTTCGGAAAAAGGACTACCTGGGGGAAAAGGACGCGAATGATATTCTCCTGAAATATGGGAAACAGGCAATCAGGGCGGCAATCGAAAACGCGGAGATACCCCAGCTGGAAAATGTTAAAGACCTGGCTTTGGTACAGTCGGTGGACATCAACGCCCTGCCGAAAATCAAAACCAATATCCCGGATATAGACCGTCTGATTGGCGGATTGGTTATGGGACAAGTGATTTTGCTAACCGGAAAGCGGGGACATGGAAAGTCCACATTTATGAGCCAACTGGTCTGTGAGGCACTGGATCAACGAGAGAATGTATTTATTTACTCTGGTGAATTGGCTGATTATCACTTTAAACGATGGATCGATTTTCAGCTAGCCGGAACGGATTACATAAAGGCCATTCAAAATATCTATGGGGACTATGAATATACCATCGGGGACGGCGTAATTCGACAAATCAGTGATTGGTATAAGGGCCGCGCTTATATATACGACAATAACTGGCTTCCGGAAGATGGCGCGGAATTTGAAAGCCTTCCAGAGACCATTGAAAAAGTCATTAAGCAATACGGAGTTCGGCTAGTCTGCATCGACAATTTGATGACAGCTATGGAAACAGTTCAGGAAAACGATCAGCTTTATTTGGCACAGAGCAATTTTGTGGGTCAGCTTAAAAAGATCGCTGTCAAATATGATGTAGTTGTTATTCTGGTCGCTCATCCCAGAAAAAGCAAATTGGAGTTTGACAACGATGATGTGGCCGGTTCCGCAGACATCACTAACAAGGCCGACGTAGTCATGTCATATGAGCGAATAGAAAATGACGATACATGTGATAGCAAGCTGTCAATTACAAAAAACCGTCTGTTTGGAAAATATGCCACGAAGGACAAAGCCATAAAACTGTGTTACAGCGAGAGGACAAAAAGAATTTTTCCTTATGGACTTTATCCAAGGCATTACGGGTGGGAGGATTATTTTCAGCCAGTGGAGGAGGAATTGCCACTATGACAGAACTTCCTTTTGAAAGAGCGGCCATGCGTGGAGAGCCGATGTCGGATAGTTTGGATTTTATTGATGCAGTAATGTATCAGGGTTTGGCAGCATTATATTTTAGATTTTTTCAAAAGGCGATTACGCAGGAACAAGGACAAATTGAAAAAAAGCACCTGATGAGAAAGTACACGGTAGAACGGAATTTGAAATCGTATGAAGATATTATGTACCGTTGGAACAGCGATTTAAGAAAAGCAGTTGAAGCCGCCCAAAACGCCTATCTGAAAAACCGCACGTTGGAAAACGCCGACAGGTTGAGCGCGGCGCTGGATGGGAGGCTGTGATGAATGAATACATACATTACGAACCATATGGACGATATTAAGCGTGCCCTGCTGGGCGACAAAGAGGCGGCGAAGCTATGAGGGTGTTGGTAGCCTGTGAAGAGTCTCAGGAGGTATGCAAAGCGTTCCGGGCGCTGGGGCACGAGGCGTACAGCTGCGATATTGAGCCGTGCTCTGGGGGAAAACCTGAATGGCACATCCAATGTGACGCGCTGGAACTGCTGAAAATGCGGTGGGATATGATTCTTGCATTCCCTCCTTGTACATACCTGTCAAACGCCGGAGCAAAGCACCTGTTTCGGGGCGGTGTGCTGAATCAAGAACGTTATCAAAAGGGACTGGAAGCAAAGAAGTTTTTTCTAAAATTCCTGAACGCTGACTGCCCTCACATCTGCGTAGAGAACCCGGTATCCAGCAGAATTTATGAGATGCTGCCGCATACTCAGGAGGTTCAGCCCTGGATGTTCGGGCATCCAGTACAGAAAAAGACCCGTCTGTGGCTGAAGGGCCTGCCGCCATTGGAACCGACTGACATCGTAGACCCGGAGTGCGGATGCCATGAAGCTGGTACATGGTTTATGAAAGGCGGCAAGGACCGGCAGAAAAACAGGGCCAAGACCTTTCCGGGCTTGGCAAAGGCTATGGCCCAACAGTGGGGAGGTATCTGTGATGGATGATATCAAACTAGCGCTGCTCGGCAACCACGAGGCGGCCAGACGGCTGACGGAGGCGGGGGTGCTGCTGCCGTGCCCAGGGTGCAGAGGTGAGGACGCGAAGCACAGGGCCGTGATGGCATGTGTAATGATTGAATGCCCATGTGGGTTTATGGCGGCGGGGTACGACTTGGAAGAAGCACGGCAGATATGGAACACCCGCACGCCGATTCTGAGCGAAAGTGAATTGAAAAAATTGGAGGAGAACACATGAAATCTGCAAGAATTTACACCAATGACCTGAACCGGCTAATTGCGGCTACCAAGTCTTTTGTGAGTGATAGTAATCATCGACCCTGCAGCCAGTACATCAAATTGGAGTTTCATGCGGCAGACAATCAGGTTGTGGCAATGGCCGTTGACGGATATCGGATGTCTGTAGAACATTCCGTTATCAGTGATTGCGACGAGGACTTTGTGGCATTCATCAAGAGTAATACCAAACTCCCCAATAAGCAGTATGCAACCATCTCTCTGACCGAGGACGGGAAAGAAGCTGTAATCCGGTGCGGTGGGTTCTCGTTCGGATATATCCAGCCGCAGGACAGCGGATTTGAATGGGAAAAGGCAATCCCAACCAGCGAGGTAAAGTATCGAATTGGCTTCAATGGGAATTACCTTCTGTCTGCATTGCAAGCGGCGAAAGTCTCTGCTGACGGCAGCTTTAGGCAGCCGGTCATTTTAGAATTTCGCAGCAATATTGAGCCGATTCTTCTCCGTACCAACAAGGAGGACATTAAGATGGTTCTCCCTGTTCGTATCAAGGAAGATTGAGCGGCGGAGATGGAGATGCTGGAGGGGATGGAATGAAAGTAAGAGCAAAAGGTTGGAAAGAAGTCGATTATCTTTTCCCGAAAGAAACAACATGGAGGGTGGAGGTAGCCGGAATACCAGGATATTTTTGGTATTACAAGGAGGATTGTACACAAGAATCTGATTATTACATCGATCATTCGCTCACCAAAAGAGAAGTAGAAGGGAAAAGAATGGAACGAGAGGTAAGAGTTTTGGCGAAAATTTCATCAAAAGAAAATACTTTATCTTTCAAGGTTTATGGGCCCAAACGATTAGTAACTGAACGCCAAAACGAAATTGACACCGCAAAAAGCGTTATATCTGCGATAGTATTGGAGGCCCAGCCATGACTCGGGAAGAAGCGGCCATCAAAAGCTGTGAGGATAGAATCAAGCACCTGGAAAGCGCGCCGCCACACCACTATGGGAAACGGCAGCGGGAAAGAGCTATTGAGCTGGAAAAGGTAAAAATAAAGGCTCTCCGCCCCATCGGCCGGGAGCAGGTGGAGAAAGCCGAGTGGATATGGAGCACGGGAGACGTATATACCTGTTCATCCTGTGGTGAGAAAACTCATGTAGACGAGTGTATGGGGAACCCCATATATAACTTTTGCCCGTTTTGCATGGCTCCCATGACGGACGAGGCCGTGGAGATGGTGATGGAAAAGTTGAAGAAGGTGATTGAATAATGAAGTTGGACAAAGTTGCAAACTCTAAAAATGACGAGTTCTATACTCCAGCTTACGCAATATCCCCCATTCTGAAATATATTCCAAGCAGGAGTGTGGTGTGGTGTCCGTTCGACCAAGAAAAATCCCTTTTTGTGTCAGAACTACGAAAACACGGTTGTGAGGTAATTCATACGCACATAGCAGACGGACAAGATTTCTTTGATACAGACATTCCAAAGTGCGATTACATCATAAGCAACCCGCCTTACTCTGTAAAGGGGAAAGTGTTCCAGAGGCTGTTCCAGATCGGCAAGTCATTTGCCATGCTGGTTGGCGTGGTGGGTCTCTTTGAGAGCCAAGAGCGTTTTGAAATGTTTCGCGACAACTCTTTTGAAATTATGTACTTAAATCGCCGTGTGGCATATTTCAAGGACCATACTGAACAAAATCCATCACTTCACCCGCCGTTTAGTAGTGTGTATGTGTGCCACGGTATATTACCCGAAAAGATTATATTCGAAGAAATTCAAAAATGTGGATAAAGGGGCAATAGATAATGGCTGATATTTGTGATGCTTGCGCTTTTGAAGATGCCTGTCCGAGTGCGCATTTTAACAAAACGGAATCAAGTATCTGCGCATTTTATAAAAGTCTGCGAAAGGACAAGCTAGATGGGGCTTATTGGAGGGAGGCGCTGAAAGATGGCAAGGGCGATTGATGCGGACGCACTGCAAGAGCTGTGCGACAGGAGAATTCAGGACACATGGAATAGCAGGACTGCTCCTGTATCTTGGGCACACGCATACGCAGATTTTAAAGATGATATTGATAGTATGCCAACGCTCACCCCGCCGAACGAGCCGCTGACGCTGGATAGCAGACTAACTCCCAAAATGGTGACCTGTCCGAAAGGGTGGCGAGGAATACGGGACACACGCTTTTATTGCCCCAGCTGTAAGAAAGCTGTGAAAAAGGGCGAGGAGTATTGCCATAAATGCGGTCAGGCTCTTGTATTCCCTGTCCAGCGATATGACAAGGAGAACAACAGAATTTGGCTGGATTTTTCTGACCGCCGCCCGCCGGAGGGAGAAGCATGAATAGATTTCCAAAAGACTGCTGGGGGAAGAATTGCCCGCACTTTCACACCGTTGATATGAGCATAGATGATTTACTTTGTGCCTGCGACATTTTACAGGCAGAGTGTGACGCTTGCGATGAGGACTTTTGTTTCCTGATTTGCCCATTGAGTGAGCGCCCACCAGAGGGAGAGGAGAACGTATGACAAACGCAGATAAAATTCGGGCCATGAGTGATGAGGAGCTGGCGGTATTCCTGGAATCGAGTCATGGGTGTCCCTCAAATGAGGATTGTGAATATGGGGTACACGCAACTCCTGAAAACTGCATAAAGCATTGGGCCACTTGGCTCCAGCAACCAGCGAAGGAGGATGCCTGATGGACATTGAGAAGCTGATTGAGCGGCTACGCAACAACAATATAGAGAACAACTGTCATGATTGCGCTCTTGGATATTACGCATTTGAAGCCGCCGCCGCCCTCTCCACGCTCCAGGACGAAAACGAAAAGTTGCGGGAGACAGTGGACAAATATGCAACAGCCGCCAGAGTGATAGCTTTACATCTCAAACCATTTTGCGATGAAAGTCTTCCGTATGATGAAATGATCGCAGATGCAGCGAGAAAAGCGTCTGACGAGCTGGAACAGGTGAAGCAGGAGCGCGATGAGGCTATTAAAACGATTTTTCAATGGACAGGCTGCCCGGAATGCAAGTGGTGGGACAGCGCAGACGAATGGTGCGAAAAGCACGATAGATCCGCTGATTCTTGCGGTGGATGTTGTTCGCCCGAGTGGCGCGGCCAGAAGGAGGGCTGACAATGAAGCGGCTGACCGAAAAAAGAGAAAGTGGAGCTTGGCCGAAAAAAGACTGGGCCTATGAGCCTATTGCAGAATGTCTTGACCGCCTCGCCGCCATCGAGGACATCCTGGGCGACGAGTACGACCTTGACCGCCTCCGCGAACTGGCCGAGGCTGACCGGGAGGGGAAAATACCGAAGTACACCATAGGCGACACGATCTATGACAGATTTGGTGATGCTTGGGAAGTTACTGCGGTGGAGCGCCGCCTACTTGCAGGAGAACCGAAATGGATTTACAGATGCGGGCATATAGGTACAAATGATTATTGCGCCTTGTGGGAATTTGAGGTGTTGACCCGCGCCGAGGCCGAGGCCGCACTAAGGAGGGAGCAGGATGGCTGATATTATGATGCTCATAGCCGCTGTTGAGTGGATAGTCTTGGGTATTCTTACCTTTTGGAAGCTTAGGGGATGGAACAAAAAAATAGATGAACTGTACGAGGATATGAAGAAACAGTGGGAGGCGGAGGAATGAAAGAGTACATCGAGAGGGCGGTCGCGCTGGATGTGGTCAAGCGAACCAGCGGGGATTATGTTGCTGCGTGGTCAGAGATTGTACACCTCCCCGCCGCCGACGTTGCGGAGGTCATGCACGGGAGATGGGTTTTTGATCATATGACGGGAGAATGGTCTTATTACTCTCATTGTTCTGAGTGCAATTATCAGGAATTTTTTGCAAATGAGGATGTGGAGAAACGGCACAAATATTGTCTTAACTGCGGCGCTCGCATGGGCAAGGAGGCCAACCATGGAAACTGACAAAGGAAAAACTATTATTAACATATACGACAAGGACGGGAACCCAATGGGTACTATCCCAGTCGTTCAAGTAAATCTGGATTACAGGGATGAAGTGGACGAGGAAAGCGGTGATTTGAAAACACTGCCGATCCGGGAAATGCACTTCAATATGAAATTAACACTCTGGAATAGAATCAAAGTCTGGTGGTGGTTCCGAAAGGTGAAGAAAGGATGGCTAAATGAGAAAAAGTAACACCTACAGGAAAGAGGACGGCACTTGCTGGGTGCCATATACGAAGGAGGAGGCCAACATGGACAAGCCGAGAATTTGCGAGGTGCTGGGGGTTGAAGTTGGAGAGCATTTCCAAGTATACGGGAACGCAATGACTTGGCATATAACTTCTGGCGGTTATATTGTGCGTGACGATGGAAAACGATGTGTTGATGATGTGATTTATTTGGCTATCAACCACCCCGACCGCATCATCCGCAAGCCCTGCTGGACGGAGCAGGATGTTAAGGGCGCTAAGGCCATCAGGCATGTGTTTGGGCGGGATGGGACTATTAAGCGCCATAGCAAGGCGGTGACAGCGCCATACAGCACCCTTACTTTTGACCACTTGTATATCAACGAGAACTTGTTCCCATCCCTCCGCCCCGGCGAATCCGTCAAGCTGGACGAGATCATCGGAGGTGCCCAATGACGAGAGAAGAATACGAAAAGAAAATTGCGGCATTGGAACCGCTCGATGACGAGAAGCGGAAAAGCGTGACCTGCGCCCTCCTTGGACATAGCCATATTACCACAGGTTGCTTCGGGTATGTCTACTGTGCACGGTGCGGAGAACAAATTGGGGATGTTCTGGGCGGCTGTTTCTATGACCCACTGGAAGTCCGTGTAGGTCATAATTGCCCAACTTGCAGAGCTAACTATGAGAAGCTTGGATGGGAAGATAAGATTCTGACTCCTGACCCGTTTTCGGACGAGAACAGAGGAGGGGCCCAATGAGAGAAATCCTTTTCAAAGCCAAGCGGCTGAGTGATGGTGCATGGGTGGAAGGATTCCCGTACTGGGGAGAATACAGTGGGGCATTTATCCTTCAAAATAAGACTTACAGCCGCAGGAACGCACGAACAGGTGAAATTTCAATGGGCGATAATGTTGTACCGATTGAGGTTGACCCCTCCACGGTCTGCCAGTACACCGGACTGACCGACAAGAACGGGAAGAAGATTTTTGAGGGGGATATTATTTCCTGGCCGGACTGGAGAAACGATCAAAGAAAGGCACCTGTCCGTTATGACGATGAGTGGAAAAGGTTTTGTGTGTGGCTTAACGGTGCAGAAAGCATGGGTGTAAACAAGCATCTGTCAACTGGCGGTATCGAGGTCATCGGCAACGTCCACGACGGGGAGGGCGACGACGATGATTAAACTGCTCCTTTTCCTGGGCATAATCCTGTCCATCGTCAAAGCAAACGGATGGTTTATAGTCCCGATGCCTGTTTTGGTTTTCTGCTGGGTGATGAGTTTTATTTGTTGGCTGATTTATTCGTACGCTCTTGGTGTGGGCGAAGGAGCTGCAAAAGAGATGAAAAAGAAAATTCGTGACGGGGAGGGCGGACAGCATGAGTGAGATTGAGCAATGCCTTAACTGCACACTCCTGGACTGTGTTAACTGCCTTGAGGGAGCCAGGACGAACCATCGAAAGTACAGCAAGAAATACAAGCGGGAGATCGTAGAGCGGAGCAGGAACGGAGAGAGCGTCTATTCCATCGCAAACGATACGGGGATAGACTCCTCCACTATCCGGTATTGGATCAAGCAGGAGGGGAAATGGAAAAACTAAGTGTAGAATTTGCGGCCAGAATGTGCCCCAAATGTGGGGCTGATAGCTTGGTCTATGACAGCAGAGAATTTCGAGATGGGAGCATTATCCGCAGAAGGAAATGTCAAGTATGTGGAACCAAATTTGAAACAATAGAGCATTTTTCAAAATATATCAAAAAACGTGAGGAAAAATTTTTCAAACACAAGATGTAGAGTACAAAAGTCAAAAAAATATGATTTAATAATTGTGGGAGCGTATGCCCCTGCGCTCCCGCTTCGCTTATTCTATTTTCTCCTCAACCCCGGCGCTTGCCGGGGTACATACGCCGCACGAGCGCGTCAGCCCACACATCCGGGCCGGAGGGTCGCGCCCTCCATGCGGCAACATCGCCCTTTACGGGCATTAGACAATGTGCTCCAAAGGCCAAGGAGCTGACTGTGAAAAGACACTATACTGGCGAATCGGGGTCGCGTATCTTGCCAGTGAAATCACCAGCGGCCTGCCAGTAAGCCATAGCTGGCCGACTCCGGGTAGAATGGCAGCCTTTGAGAGTCAAAACCGCGCTATCCCGCTGAAAACTGCCGTGTTTGCCTGTGCACGGGCCTCCCAATACGGCGTGACAATCTAAGCGGGAAAGCGCACATATGTCGCTCCTCGCCTCGTGAGGCGGGCGGTGGCACCAGGACGCAAGTCCTTACAGAGCAGGCCTCCGGAAAGCCTGACCAAACCCGGAGCATACCCCGGAAGGGGTATATATGCCGTGCCTCGTTGCGAGAGACGGGGGCGGGACAGAAAGGTGGTGAGCCCATTGTGGCGAAAGGCAAATATCAACGGTGGCTGGAGCCGGATGGGCTTTTGCTGCTTGAAGGATGGGCACGAGACGGGCTGACAGATGAACAGATCGCCCACAATATGGGGATTACTGCAAAAACATTATATGAGTGGAAAAATGCTCATAGTGAGATTTGTGAGGCCCTAAAAAAAGGAAAAGAAGTCGTAGACTACCAGGTTGAAAACGCTCTGCTGGCATCTGCATTGGATGGTAACACCACAGCACAGATTTTTTGGCTGAAGAACCGAAGACCGGACAGGTGGAGGGACAAGCCCGAAATGCCGGGTGACTCTGATGGGCTGAAACGGGCGAAGGAACTGCTGGAGGGAATACCGAGTGCCATTGACTGAAAAGCAGGTGGAATACCTCCAGAACTGTAGTCACAGGTGGAACGTAAAGACTGGAGCCACGGGCAGTGGAAAATCGTTTCTGGATTTCACAGTTACCATTCCAAAACGAATTGTAGCAGCAAGAGGCGAGGGACTTTTGGTTCTGCTTGGAAATACCAGAGGGACACTCGAAAGGAACATTCTGGAACCCATGCGGCAGTGGTGGCCTGGGCAGATTGGGATTATCCGCAGCGACAACACCGTGGAACTGTTCGGGAAAAAGGTTTATGCCCTTGGAGCAGACAACAAGAAGCACGTCTCCCGCATTCAGGGTGCGACCTTCGAGTATGTGTACGGTGACGAGGTGACAACTTGGAGCGAGGACGTGTTCCAGATGCTCAAAAGCCGTCTGCGCTGCGAGCACTCCCATTTTGACGGGACGTGCAACCCGGACAACCCGGAACACTGGTTCAAGAAATTTTTGGACAGTGATGCGGACATCTACCAACAGTCCTATGTAATTGACGACGGTGTGCTTCCTTCCCGTGTGGTGGAGGAACTGAAAAAGGAATACACCGGGACGGTTTATTATGACCGTTATATCTTGGGGCTTTGGTGTCAGGCAGATGGTCTGATCTACAAGTTCGGAAAGGAAAACATTGTTGATGATGTGCCGGAGAGCGGTGAGTATTATATCTCCTGCGACTACGGTACACTAAACCCATTTTCGGCGGGACTGTGGTGCTGGGATGGCAAAAACGCCACCAGAATCCGGGAGTATTACTATTCCGGGCGGACGGAGCAGATCAGCAAGACAGATGAGGAATACTACACGGAATTGGAGAAGCTGGCTGGGGATTTGCCGGTGCGATCCGTAGTAGTTGACCCATCGGCAGCTTCGTTTATCGAGGTCATCAGACGGCATCGGCGGTTCCGGGTACAAAAAGCGGTCAATGATGTGGTTCCCGGCATCGTCACCACCAGCCGCTACATTCAGGACGGGACGATCAAAGTTCACCGCTCCTGCAAGGACAGTATCCGTGAGTTTGGGCTATACCGCTGGGACGATAAATCCACGGAGGACAAGCCAATCAAGGAGAACGACCACGCCATGGACGATATTCGCTATTTTGTAATGACGATTCTGCGGCACAAGGTACGTAAGGCAAGCCAGCCGCAGTATATCCCGCTGTGGGGGAGGTGATTTTTTGCTTACATATCAGGATTTGCTTGCCTTGGGCGAAGACGAAAAGTCTCGCATGGAATTTATTTGGAGGGCGATCAACGAACACAAAGGCAGCAGGGCCTATCAGATGGCGGTGGATGCCGAACTGTACTTCAATGGCGAAAACCCGACCATTAACCGCTATGAAAAAATCATATACGACATGCAGGGCCGGGCGCACCGGGATATGTACACGGCCAACCACAAGATCGCAAGCAGCTTTTTTGGCTTTGACGTGCAGCAGGAGGTTTCATATCTGCTGGGAAACGGCGTAACATTTCACGGGACTGCCACAAAAGACAGGCTGGGAAAAAAGTTTGATCTGGAAATGGTGCGGGCCGGGAAGTATGCGCTTATCGCTGGTGTGTCCTTTGGCTTTTGGAACTTCGATCATCTGGAAGTGTTTAAGCTGCGGGAGTTTGTGCCGCTCTACGACGAGGAAAACGGCGCTTTGATGGCTGGCATCCGGTTCTGGCAGGTGGCGGATGATAAGCCCCTACGGGCTACGCTGTACGAGGTGGACGGTTACACGGACTACATCCAGCGCAGCGGCGAAGATATGACGGTTTTGAAGGATAAGCGCACTTATATTCTGCGCATGCGCACCTCTGCGGCAGACGGCACGGAAATTTACGATGGGCAGAATTATCCGACGTTCCCCATTGTGCCGTTGAAAAATGGCGAGGATGCGCTTTCGGAACTGACGGGAAAGCGGAACACCATAGACGCGCTGGACTTGTGCACCTCCAACATGGTCAACAATGTGGATGAAGGCAACCTGATCTATTGGGTGCTCACCAACTGCGGCGGCATGGATGATATGGATGACGCAAAATTTCTGGATGCCGTGCGGACTACGCATGTTGTCCACGCCGGCGGAGAGGGCGACGAGGGTGCGAGCGCCGAGCCGCACACCATAGAGGCTCCGTTCAACGGCACTAGCGCCACGATCGACATGCTGAAGCGTAAGCTGTATGAGGATTTCCAGGCGTTTGACAGCTCGGCGGTGTCGGCGGGCAATCAGACGGCCACGGCCATTGCAGCCAGCTACACGCCGCTGGATTTGAAAGTGGATGACTTTGAAGCCAGCGTGACGGAGTTTATCCTTGGGATTTTGGAACTTGCTGGAATTGACGACGAGCCGAGCTACACCCGTAGTAAGATCATCAACAGATTGGAAGAAACGCAGACCATCCTAATGGGTGCGGATTACTACGATGACGAGTATATCACAAAGAAGCTGTTGACCATCAATGGCGACGCCGACCAGTTCGATGCCCTGATGGAGCGCAAAGCCGCGGAGGAGACAGAGCGGGTTGAGGAAGAACCAGAGTTCCCACCACAAGATGAAACCGAGGTGACGGAGAATGCCGAAACCGGATCAGGCGCACCAGTGGACGGATAAGGAGCTTGTTGCCCTGGAGCGCCGCATTGCCCGGATTTACCGGGAAGCGCGGGACGAGCTGGACGAAACCGTCAAAGCCTATTTTGAGATCTTCCGCAAGCGGGATGAGGAAATGAAAGCCTTAATCGGCACCGAAGTCAACGGCAAGGTTTGGACGAAGGACGATTACAAACGATGGCGGTTTAACCAGATCGGGCGCGGGGAACGGTATCAAGACCTGCTGGAAAAGATTGCCGAGCGCATGACAAAGGCTAATGAGGTTGCCATTTCCTATGTCAACGACGTCACGCTGGGAATTTACACACTCAACCGCAACTATGCCGCTTACACCATCGAGCGGGTGGCCGGGAACGTGGGGTTTACCCTATGGGACGAAGCCACTGTGAAGCGGCTTATCGTGGAAGAGCCTGACCTGATGCCCTACTACCCGAAGAAAAGGGCTCTCAAGCGAGGCATTGACCTCAAGTGGGGCAAGAAGCAGATTACAAAGAGCGTCACCAGCGGGCTTTTACAGGGCAAGAGCGTGGGCAAGATCGCCACCGACCTGCAAGCCAGGGTGAGCGAGATGAACCGCGCCAGCGCTGTGAGAGCGGCTAGAACAGCTGTCACAGGGGCGCAGAACGCCGGACGTATGGATAGCTATAAAACTGCTTCTGATATGGGAATCAAGGTTAGAAAACGCTGGGTTGCCACAAAGGACGGACGTACACGGCATAGCCACCAGAAGCTGGACGGGCAGACGGTGGAATGGGACGAGCCGTTTACTTCCGAACTGGGGAAGATACGATATCCGGGAGACCCACGGGCCAAGCCTGCAAATGTCTATAACTGCCGTTGCACCCTGCGGACGGTAGAAGCACCTGGTATTGAAGCGGAGCCGCGCAAGATGCGCGTCCGTGACCCCAAAACAGGCCGAAATGTGGTCGTGGAGGAAATGACCTATGAACAGTGGGAAAGGTGGGTGAAAAGCCGTGTCTGATTTGGGCGGTGTGGTGTTCAATGATTACAGCGCCGAAGTGCTGGAGGCCATGCATGACGCCGTTGTACGGGCACTAGAGCGGTGCGGTGAACAGGCGGAAGGGTATGCCAAAGACCTGACTCCTGTTGACACTGGCAACCTCCGTAACAGCATCACCCATCAAGTGGACGATGGTGAAAGCACTGTTTACATTGGAAGTAACGTAGAGTATGCCACTTATGTGGAACTGGGCACCGGCAAATACGCCGAGGGCGGACGGCCCACTCCGTGGGTTTACCGGGACGATAACGGCAATTACCACTGGACGGCGGGCAACCCGGCACAGCCGTTTTTGGCACCGGCGGTCAAGGACCATCAAACCACATATCGTAACATCATAGAGGACGAATTGAAAAATGGATAAAGCGCCACTGCTTTGCAGAATTAAAAGCAATATCATTCGCAAAAGTCCATCTGCTATTATGGCTGGTTGCAACTTTGGAATATTTCCGTCAGGAAAGTGTATAGATTGTCCAGAATATAATGCGTGGTGGAAAGAGTTTGAATGGAGCATACTTAAAATGGTTGAATTGAAACCAGAGCAAATCAAAGCCGCAGAAGCCGTTCTTGCAAAAGGCGACAGAATAGAGTTGATTCCTGTGAAAGACGGTATTAAAATCATACATATCAAGCGAGAGGAAGTGAGAATGTGACCCTTATTATTCACTCTCTGTATGAATTTTGGACTTGGTTTAAAGAGATGTTTGGTTTCGGGAACTTAGGAACGATTCATGTTATTGATATTGTTCCACCGGGACATGAAGAGGGGCAATAAATACTGTTCCTGCCTCTAAGCGTTGAGGCGGAAGACCCGAGCGTGGGTAACTGACTACAATTTGTAGTTGGTTGCCCACGCTTTTTCTTTTTGGTAAAACCTGCTTTTGCGGTTTTATGCAACACATTCTTAGGGTAGCACCCGTAACAGCGAGAAAGGAATGTTACTATGGCAGATTTTGAAAGCATTGTCAGAAATCATGTGGGTGAGGACGGAAATATCCCATCCGAGGCTATCGCAAAGCTGGTAAAGGCTATCTCTACCACCGTAGGAAATGAGTTTGTCGAGAAATCCCGCTATAAGGCCAAGCTGGAAGAAATCGACGCTTTGACGGAGGAAAAGCAGACCGCCCAGGACAGCGCAACGACCGCCGAAAAGTGGAAGACGAAGTACCAGGCCCTAAAAGATGATTTTGACACTTACAAGACCGAGCAGACCCAAAAGGAGAGCCATGCGGCCAAAGAAAAGGCTTACCGGGCGCTCCTGCAAGAGGCCGGGGTAAGCGAGAAGCGGCTGGAATCCGTGCTGCGGGTCTCCGACGTGGACAGCGTGGAGCTGGACGAAAAGGGGACCATCAAGGGAGCTGACAAGCTCACAGAGAGCATCAAGAGCGAGTGGGCGGACTTTATCACCACCACGGAGACCAGGGGCGCACAGACCTCCAATCCCCCGGCGAACAATGGCGGCGCAATGACGAAAGCGGACATTTACAAGAAGGACGATCACGGCCGGTATGTGATGTCTGCTGCGGAGCGTCAGAAGGCGCTCATGGAAAATCAAATTACTTGAAAGGATAAAGAAATATGCAGAAAGCTAAAAGCAAGTTGAAAGACATTGGCTTGCAATTTTTTGCGGCTACCAATGTTGAGAGCTTTACCAACCCCAGAGACTCTCTGCCGAATGTTTATACAAGCGTAACCGCCCGTGAGGTGGACTTTGTCACCCGATTCAACGATAACTGGGAGGCCCTGCGGAACATCATGGGCATTATGCGGCCCATCCGAAAGACCCCCGGCACGCAGCTGATCTCTTACACCGCAAGCGTGGCGCTTGAATCCGGCGACGTCGGCGCCGGTGAGGTGATCCCCTACAGCAAAACCACCATCACCGCCACAAAGAAAGACGATCTGACCATCAAGAAATACGCCAAGGCTGTGCCCATTGAGGACGTGGACAAGTACGGCGCTGCTATCGCTGTGGAAAAGAGCGACGACGCCTTCCTGACCAGCCTGCAGAATGTGGTGCTTGGCGACTTTTACACCTTTCTGAACACTGGTACGCTGACCGGCACCACCACCACCTGGCAGGCCGCTTTGGCCCAGGCACAGGGCAAGGTGCTGGACAAGTTTGCAGGCATGGCTAAGGACGTGACCCAGGTTGTGGGCTTTGCCAATATCCTGGATGCCTATGATTACCTGGGCGCTGCGGACATCACCGTGCAGACCCAGTTTGGCATTAACTACATTCAGAATTTCATGGGTTACTCCACGCTGTTCCTGCTGCCTGCTACCGTGTCCGGCAAGACCGCCATTGCGCGCAACACCGTGATTGCTACGCCCGCAGAGAACATCGATTTGTACTATGCTGACCCCGGCGACAGCGAGTTTGCGCGGCTGGGCCTGAATTACACCACCCAGGGCGAAACCAACCTGATTGGCTTCCACGCGCAGGGCAACTACACCACCGCCGTCGGCGAGACGTTCGCCCTTATGGGCATGAAGCTGTGGGCGGAGTACCTGGACGGCATTGCCAAGATTACCGTATCGGCGGGGGGTTAATCCCCCCGAGCGAAACCGGCCTCATCGGCTCGGGGGTAGTAGGTAAAGCCAAAGTTGGCAGAAAGCGAGGCAAGTAATGGCGTACACACCGACTACATGGACAGATGGTGATCTGATTACCGCAGAAAAGCTGAACAAGCTGGAGGCGGGGGTGCAAAACGAACAAGTAGGTCCTCGGGGACCCGCTGGGCCCAAAGGTGATACCGGAGACGCCGGTCCGCAGGGGCCGAAGGGCGATACCGGCGCAAAGGGCGCGGCGGGCGCTCAGGGGCCAGCGGGCAAGGGCGTGAAATCTATCGCCCTGACCACCACTGGCGGTGTCGTGACCGGCGGGACGGTGACATTTACTGATGATAGCACTGCGCCGATTACTGTAACGGCAGCAGAAGCATAAAAGGAGGGGCGGCGTGATGCTTGAAACCGTTTTGATGTATCTGAATAACTGGTTCGTTGTATCCAGGAATGACGATACATACACCATTGAGGACGGCGGCATTGCGCTGCCCTTCCTCGTAAATGGCCAGTATTTCCGAATTGTTGGGAGCCTGTTTAATGATGGTGTATACAAATACGCAGACGGGTCGGCTCTTGACGAGACCGGAACAGAGACAACGCTGACAGACGAGACTTTTGACGGCTCTGTATGGGCGATGGCGATCCCGAAAGCGCTGCTGTCCACTGTGGAGGAGATCACTGCATGGACGGCCAAGAACGGAGACAGCGGGCCGTACACATCGGAGAGCTTTGGCGGGTACAGCTATTCCAAGGCTACCAACTCCAAAGGGCTTGCGGTGGGCTGGCGGGACGTGTTTGCCGCACAGCTTGCCCCTTGGAAGAAACCGGCGGGAAGTTGGCAATATGCGAACCCGAACCCGCACATGACGCCGCCTGAGCCCCGCAAAGACAACCCGTGGAGGTGAGAACGTGAGTTTGCTGGACGATTTTGCACGCACCTGCGTTCTGATGGAAAAAAAGCGTGTGCCGGATGGCGCAGGCGGGTACATGGTGCAGTGGGAAGAAGGGGCGGAGTTTACCAACTATCAAGCTCTGGACACCTCTATGGAGGCCAGGATTGCCGAAAAGCAGGGTGTCACAAGCCTTTATTCCGCGCTGGTAGACAAGGATTTCCCCATCGAGTACAACGATGTTTTCAGGGATACAGCCACCGGACAGACCTATCGGGTGACCAGCAATCCAGAAGAAAAGATCGCGCCCAAGTCTTCCACATTGCCGCTGAAATACTTTACAGCGGAAAGGTGGGCGCTGACTACATGACAATCAACATTTTGGGAACCGAATACACCGTAACAGTCAAAAAGTATGACGAAGATGAAGCGTTTGAACGATTGAGCATTGACGGGTACTGTGACGGGCACATCAAAAGTATCGTTGTTTGCGACATGTCCACATACAAGGGCTGGGAGCATGAACCACCTGAAACAATCGAAATTTCGCAAAAGCAAACACTTCGGCATGAGATAGTCCATGCATTTTTTTACGAAAGCGGACTTGCGTCCAGCGCACTAGGCATTGATGGATCATGGGCAAGAAATGAGGAAATGGTGGACTGGATTGCCTTGCAAGGGCCAAAAATCTACAAGGCGTGGCAGGAGGCTGGGGCGCTATGACCAAAAACAAAGCCCTTTATGCCTGGTTCAACGAAGGAGAAATCCCGTTTTACCGTGCATCCTCTGTCCCTGACGATGTGGTAATGCCCTATGGAACCTATGAGTATATCGACAGCGCCTTTGACGCCGGAGAAGTCGGCCTGACGGTCAACCTATTCTTTCGGACGGAGAGCGAGGCTGTACCGGACGAAGCGGCGCAAGAACTGTCTAAGCGCATTGGATACGGCGGTGTGACAATCCCTTGCGATGAGGGTTATATCTGGCTGAAACGCGGTTCTCCGTTCTGTCAAAGCCTGACCTATGAAAACGATCCGGCCATTAAGCGCCGGTACATCAACATTACCGCTGAATATCTGACATTCAGCTGAAAGGAGACAAGATGGGTAAATTTACGAAAATCCCTCAGAACACATTTGAGGAACTTCAAATGGACGCGGGTGTTGTTCTTACGAGCTTTGATCCATCCGACCCTGTGGTCCCGGAGGACGCAGACATTGTGTGCGCCACCACTGGCGGCATCCAGGTTTCCTGCGTTCCCACCTACTCCGACCTGGGCGAGGACGTGGACAACTGCCCCAACAACACGAAGGAACTGAAACATTTGGACGGGTGGGACTGCAAGATGTCTTTCACATCCCTTGGGATCTCCCCGGCCTCTATTAAGCTGGCGCTTGGCGCGGCGGACATTGGTTCCCCCGATACCACAAAAGTTACTCCACGCCGGGATCTGCTGCAGACCGATTTCAAGGATATCTGGTGGGTAGGAGACCGGGCGGACGGCGGTATGGTGGCTGTGTGCCTGAAAAATGCCCTGTCTACCGGCGGATTTTCGCTCCAGACCACGAAAAATGGCAAGGGGCAGGTTTCCGTGGAGCTGACCGGCCATGTGTCCATGGGCGCACAGGACACCATGCCAATGGAATTTTACTCCGCTGCACCGGAGGAAAGCACCTGATGAGACTGTCTGACATTAAAGGCGAACGGACGCTGGACGTGATCGCCGACATTATCGATCCGATTGCAAACATTGCGGAGGATGAGGTGGCGTCGGAGCTGTTCAAGCGAGAAAAGCTGCCGGAAGGTATGACGGCCAAGAAATTCCTGTTGCAGCGGGCAAGAAAGGCCGCTCCTGCCCTCCTGAAGGGGCACAAGGCAGACATTATCGCCATCTTGTCCACCATCGAAGGGACCACTCCAGAGGCATACACAGGCACGCTGAACCTCGTCAAGCTCATCAAGGACACCATTGATCTGCTGACCGACGAAACGTTCACAACGCTTTTTATATCAGCGCAGAGCGGGGATTCCTCTGGCTCTGCGCAGGAGAGTACCGAGGCCCCCGGAGCGTAAAGGCTTTTTCCCGGTACGTCTTTGCACGGTTTGAACAAGACGCAAAAGACAAGGCGTACCGGGTTTATATGACTGACGTGTTAAAAATCCTTGCGGAAAACTCTGCGAGATATGCCGGCGGCAGTTACATGAAGTCAAGATACTATGACCTGATTCATCCAAAGCCGGAAGAGACTAGAACTCCGGAAGAAATCATCGGGAACATGAAAGAGAAAATTGCACGGATAGGGGGTGAAGACGCTGAATCTGTTTGATTTATTTGCCCGCATCATTTTGGATACGAGTGATTATGACGATAACCTGGACGAAGCCAGCAGAAATACAGAGTCGTTTGCGGAGAAGATGAAAAATGGACTGTCCACAGCTGCAAAAGTAGGCGCTGCCGCTCTGACGGCTGCTGCGGCTGGCGTGGCTGCTCTTACCAAGTCTTCTATAGATCAGTACGCAGAGTATGAGCAGCTTGTGGGTGGCGTTGAGACGCTGTTTAAGCAGTCGGCTGATATTGTTCAGCAGTACGCCGATAACGCCTACAAAACGGCAGGCATGTCGGCAAATGAGTACATGGACACCGTGACTAGCTTTTCCGCCTCACTCCTGCAAGGTTTAGGTGGTGATACCGCAAAGGCGGCGGAGGTGGCGAACCAGGCCATCACTGACATGTCCGACAACGCTAACAAGATGGGCACAAGCATGCAGATGATCCAGAACGCCTATCAAGGGTTTGCCAAGCAGAACTATACCATGTTGGATAACCTAAAGTTAGGCTATGGTGGTACTCAGGAAGAGATGGCCCGGCTTATTAACGATTCTGGGGTTTTGGGCGATGCGTTTGTCGCCACGGCCAACAATATCAATGAAGTGTCATTTGACAAAATCATTGAGGCCATCCATGTTGTGCAGACCAACATGGGGGTTACGGGCACCACAGCGGCGGAGGCGGCCAGCACCATTGAGGGCAGTGTTGCCTCGGCAAAATCGGCGTGGACAAACCTTATAACAGGCATTGCGGACGAAAACGCCGATCTTGATACACTGATCGGGAATTTTGTGACAAGCGCTGAGACAGTGGCGGGGAATGTTGTCCCTCGTATCACACAGATTTTGTCTGGTATGGGGACAGCTATTGAGCAATTGGCTCCCATTCTTGCGGCAGAGGTACCAACGCTCATTGCTTCCGTCCTCCCGTCCATCGTGAACGGCGGGGCGCAACTACTTGTTGGACTTGTGACAGGGCTCGTCAGTGCTCTTCCGCAACTGGTGGCAGCAGTTCCGGGGATTATTGATACGATGATCACAAGCATATCAGAGGCGCTTCCACAAATCCTAAATGTGGGAGTGCAGCTTCTTGATCAGTTGACCACCGGTATTGAGACGGGGCTGCCCGATATGGTGTCCCGCATTCCAGAAATCATCACACAATTTCTGAATTACATCACAGAGCAACTCCCGACAATTCTTGACAAGGGAGTGGATCTGCTGAACAATCTCGTGAATGGCATTATAGGAGCTATTCCAGAAATGGTTGCAGCACTCCCGCAGGTTATTACATCCTTCACAAAATATCTATCTGATAGTTGGCCGAAAATCACAAGAGCAGGAATTGACATTTTAAAGAACTTGATTACCGGCATTATAGGTGCAATTCCAGATCTGGTGGCATCCCTTCCGCTGATTATCAACGCCATTATTACCGGAATTGAAAACCTCATGGACGGTGTTGTGGATGTCGGTAAGGCTATCGTGGAAGGAATCTGGGAGGGTATCGCTGGTGCGGCTGACTGGCTAGTCGGCAAAGTAACAGGATTTTTTGGAGATATTGTAGGCGGAGTAAAAGATTTTTTAGGTATTCATTCTCCGTCTACAGTATTTGCCGACATGGGTAAAAACATGGCCCTCGGTCTTGGACAGGGCTGGGACAATGAGTATGACCGTATCCGCCGGGATATTGAGGGCGGCATGGATTTCGGCACGGCCCAAGTGGACTTTGCTTCTTCCGGGCTCGGCCTAGCATCGGCAGGTATGGTGAACGGTATTTCAGCCGCAGTACAGAGCAACGGAGTATCGGGTGGGAACTTTGTTTTTAACCTAATGATGCCTGACGGAACGAAATTCGCCTCTTATCTGTTCGGCCCGTTGGCAGACTATGCAAAGGCCAACGGTACGCCTATTTTAAGTCCGTCGTGAGGTGAACCATGACACAACTGATTATTGATGGAATTGAACTTCCAGAGACACTGAAAGGCGGATATAGAGCGTGGAAAGACCCACTATCCATCGACGTCAAGATGGTCACAGGGAGAATTGTTCGTGAACTGCAAGGAAGCGTTTGGGAAGTTACATATCAGTATGGCTATTTCAGTGACGAGCTGAAGAATAAGGTAATTGCAGCGTGTGAAAAGGGTAGAAAACAGGTCATCACATGCGGCTTTCTTCCACCAAGTTCCAGCGGCGCACTGACTTATTCTCAATTCTTTGTCATCGACTTTCAATATCCAAAATTCATGTGGAGCCGACTGGTTGATGGAGAAGATGGGGCTACACCTATGCCGATGTGGGCCGACTTTTCTGTGGAGCTGCGAGAGGTGAAACCCAGTGATTGAGAGCACGGAGGGCTACAAAAAGGCGATTGTGGCGGACGCACGCCAGATTTTCATTAAAGCAATCATTGACATTATCGACCCGGACATTATATATGGCACAATCAGTAGCAGTGGGGAGATGCAATTTTCAAAGAGAGAACAGGCTTACAACAAGATATTTGTCCTTGAACCATACGCAACACTGGAACAAAATCGCTGGGTACTGGATGGTCAATTTAAACTGATTCCTGAACAGGGCGTAAATGGAGAGATTGGACTTGTATTAGATCCACTATCGGCAGAAGATGGTACATTCACCCCGGCTGTTTGGGCGGAAGAGACCTTTTCCAATGTGTCCATTCTTCAGGCATGCTCCATCTATTTCCCGTCAGATGATTGGGATGGTGTAGCGGAAGATTTTACAGTGGAGATCAAGCAGGGTGGCACAACCTATCACTCAAAGAGCTTCAAAGGCAATATGGAGAGGAGCGTATCCCTAACAGGATTTACAGTGTACAATCCCGATGCTATTAGGGTTACAGTAAGTAAGTGGAGCAAGCCAGGAAGAAGGGCGAGATTTGCGGAAATACTTCCTGGAGTTTATGAGGAATGGGACGGAAATATTATTGCGTCGTTTTCTCTTAAACATCAGGGAGATGTGTCCTGTATGGCGCTGCCTTATGGGACTTGTACGATACGCATGGATAACCTGGATCGAAGGTTTGAGCCCAGAAGCAAAGAGGGCGTATTTCAATCTATTGAAGAACGGCAGGGTATTGATGTTTCCATGGCCGTCAGGCTGGAGGATGGGACAGATGAATATAAGCGGTTAGGAATATTCTATCAGTATTCCGGCGGATGGAAAACAGGGGATAATGGACTTACTATGCAATGGGACTTGGTGGACATTATTGGACTGCTACAATCCAGAGAATTTATACCACCGGAAGCCCTCCCAACCACGTTGAAAGGGTGGATAGCAGCTCTTGTGGCCCAGCTAGGGACAAATTTTGAAACTCTTTATACTGTAGATCCGAACTATGCGGACAAGCCGGTCGTGGTTCGGTCTTCATCTGATGTTGTTGGAATGAAGTGCGGTGACCTTCTGCGGTACGTCTGTATGGCGACGGGAACATGGCCACGAGCGGACGCGGAGACTGGCTATCTGGCAGCAGAGCCGCTTTGGAGCCAAGGGAACAAGTTGACGTTGGACAACTTACAGAGTTATCCGGTAATGAAGGCCAACAACGACATAGCGGCAATCATTTTTACATTGAACGATGGAAACAACACACAATATATTGTGTCCGGTAACTCTACAGCATCTAGCGAAACAAAGTCTGTCCAAAATCCGTTCATTAAAACAAAAGGTGATGCGCTGACAGCCGCTAAGTTGATTTTATCATGCTATGGTGGGAATAGGCTTGAAATCGTCGGTCGTGGCGATATGACTTCTGAAATTGGAGATGTAGACACTGTATGGCTGAATGAGAGCAGCGCCACTACGGCCCGCCGCATACAGCAAGATCTATCTCTCAAAGATGGAGTATTGAAGGATTGCACAAGTATTCTGCTCCAGGCTGATGGTTCTTTCCTGTTCCAGAACCGGGCGGTGATCACACAAAGTGGATCTTGGACTGTACCAGAAGGAGCTACGAAACTCCGATTGATTCTGGTAGGAAAGGGCGGAAATGGAACTGCCGGAACAGATGGTAATTGGGATGAAGCGGGCCAGGATGGACAGGACGGCCTTGGCGCCCTTGTTTGGGCGGGGACTGTGTCTATTAACCCTCAACAGCAATTCAACATTCAAATTGATGAAGATACCATTTTTGGGCAGTATAGCAGTGCTGATGGGTCAAGATTTGAGTATGGCTATACTGATATTGCAAGTGGTGACAGCTTTGCGAGAACTGGAGTGCAAAATCCTGTAACTGGTTCGGGCGATGGGGGAGCCGGAGGCGCTGGAGGTATTAAAGGGAATAAACACCGAAAAACCACCACCAATTCTGATGGTTCTACGTCGTCAAAAATGGTGATTGACAATTATCCAGGAGAAGGTATGCCGGGAAAGGCTGGAGCGACAGGCTGTGTAGTGATCTATTGGGACAAGGAGGAAACATGAGTTTTGATTTTTTGACCCTTGTAACGAATAGAAATCAAAATGATGTGGACGCCAGAAACAGCAAGGGCACCTACAACGCCACAGACCTGAATCGAGTAACGGCGGCGATGGAGGAATTGGACCAGCAGTTCCGTCAGTACGGTTACAGCACGGGCTATCAGAGGATAGAGATACCCCATGGTGGGAATCAGGGTGTCACCTACTTAGAGTACATTGAAAGCAGCGGGACACAGTATATCGATACAGGGCATAAACCAACGAATAACAGCCGGGTCGTTATGGAGGTTGAGGCATTAAAAGGCGGCGTTTACCCTTTCTTTGGCGCTCGTACAGCAAATGGAGTAGGTAGCTTTGTGTTGTGGGAGATGTCTGCTAGTTCGATTCGGTCTGATTTTAATACGACTGGAACAGAAACTACGGTATCAAAAGTTTTGTCCCACGTTGTTATAGACAAAAACAAAAACGTCTGCAAATTTGGAGATACGACTATTACCAGTGGAGCGGCATCATTTAACTGTTCGTATAACCTCTGCCTTTTGGCGCTCAATTCAGGGGGAGAGATAGATGAGAGAAAACTGTCCGCCAAGCTTTATCGTTGCCAGATATATGATGATGGAGTGCTCCGTTATGATTTCAGGCCGGTATTAGATAGTAGTGGCAGGGCTTGCCTGTGGGACCGCATAGGCAGAAAACTTTACTATAATGCCGGGACAGGCTCATTTGTTGCAGGTCCACAACTAGAACCCGAACCCGGCGAGGAAAAAGATCCGTACACCTGGTATGAAGATGATATTCCAACCGCTGATCTGATGGAGAGATATCTTGCGAATGTTTCCGCTCTACGTTCTACCATTGACTTGCTGTCCACTACGCCAGAGGCACCGGAGAGCATGGAACTGTTGACGTATATCGAGGCCAACAACATTGAGCAGATACTGCTTGATATAGAATCCCTGATTACCGCCATGTCAAAGGTGTTTCCCCAATCTGGGATGGTCTGGGCGGTATCAAATGGACCGGGCTTTTACTTTGCGAATTGAGGTGATTTCATGGAAGACAGAATACCGACTGTAGGCCAGGAGGGCCGAGTTCTAATTACGCCTGAGAGCGGAGAAGCGTACTTTGCGAAAATTGAGATGGCAGATAATCCAACACAGGCAGGGACGCCGCTGAATAAGGGAACTTTGCTGAAAGACACCACAGCGGCTTTGTTTGGGCTGGATGTATCCAATGTCCCAGATGATGTGCTGGCCTTTTTAGGAAAATATAATCAGTATTGGTGGAAGCGAAGTGTAGCATCCGCGAAATATGTTTCGAAGATATCTGGTGCAAATATTCAAGTTACTGCTACAGGCCAAATCGATGAAAAAGGACACGAATGTATATATATATCTTACAACAGCTCGATTGTAATTTCCGAAAGCGGAAAGGTTTCATTAGCATCTGGTTCTAGTTCAAAAAAGCTTTCTGGATATCAGTACGATAGTGACTACTACGAAAAATCATTTAGCGCATTGAAGGGTAAATACACGTCAATCAACGGAAATATATACTATTTTGCTGATGATGCGACGTGCAGTGTTTCTGGCGGCATAAACGAATGGCACTTTGGAGTGCGTGCTGTAACAGCCCAGAAAGTAGAATCAGAATATTCTGATTATATTTTCTCATCTGACCGCGAAGCCTACCCCGACAGCGGCATCCAAGATGGGTATGAGTATCAGTTTTTGGGGATACCGTTTGAAAACTCGGTATTACCACTGAGAGTAGAGACTGGCAGTTATGTGGGGACCGGCACCTACGGGGTCAATAACCCATGCAGTTTGACACTCCCTTTTGAGCCTAAACTATTTATAGTCGGCGATACAGATGGGCGTAAAGGGACAAGGGGAAACAATTTATATTTTGCATTGCCTATATTTTTAGGCGATACATACGAAAAAATCCAATGGAAATATGGAGGAACAACTGCAACTCAATATACCCTGATGAAGAGAGAGGGGTCCACTATTTCCTGGTATATAAATTTTACCGGAAGTGGAAGTGACCAGTTAAACGGTACAGGAACTACCTATTACTATTATGCCATCGGCTAAAAGGAGGTCCCCATGCTAATCATCGAAATCCAGCCCTTGGAGAACGGGGCGCACCGCAACCAAACTTGTAATTTGAATACCATCCCGGAGGGGTGGGCGGAGGTCCCTCCTGAGATCTCCGTGCCTGATACCTTCCCCTTTGTGGATATCGAGGTGAACGGCCAGATTGTTATAGACATGACCGCCGGGACCGTGCCAGAGCCGGAACCTGAACCGGAGCCGGAACCCACCCAGCTTGACCGGGTAGAGGCGCAGGCTACCTACACTGCCATGATGACAGATACCCTGCTAACGGAGGTGTAAGCATGAAAGAAAAAATTGCATTGTGGTACAGGCAGGGCCTTTGGAACGCTGAAATGGTCCAGCAGGCCGTGGACAAGGGACTGCTAACCCCGGAGGATTACAGCGAGATCACCGGCACATAGACTACAAAATGGAAAGGCGGTGTCGTATGCCACCGGATTGCAATGACTGCCCAATGGAATCCCGTATTGCCAGCGTGGAGCGGCGGGTGGAAAAGAACGAGCAAAAAGCGTCCGAAACACACAAAGAGTTTTATGACCGCATTCGTGCGCTGGAAATTGCACGGGCAGAACAGGGCCAGCAGTACACAACGATTTTGGAAAAGCTGGACAGCCTGACAACGACTGTTGCAAGTATCCAGGCAAAGCCCGGCAAGAGATGGGAGGCCATTGTGGAAAAATCCATCTGGGCCGTTGTAGCGGCTGGGATTGCCTTCCTGCTTGCGAGAATCGGGCTATAAAAAATCCTCCCGATTTGGGAGGATGGAGGGGTTAAAACCGTTGCCCTAGAAAAAAGAGGAGAGTATGGAACCAGGGCAACGGGTCCCAAAGGACATATCCACTATATCATTTTTCCGACAAAAGTCAACAGGATGGGAGGTGATTTTATGGACTTTGGAATTGCGTCCGTGGCGGCCATTACCGTCATCTGTTATCTGGTGGGACTGATTGTCAAATCGTCCGGTCTGGATAACAAGTACATCCCGGCTATCGTGGGCCTGTGTGGGGGCGTTCTGGGCGTGGCGGCGCTGTATACCGGCCTCCAGGATTTCCCGGCCACGGACCCGCTGACCGCCGTTGCTGTGGGCATTGTGTCCGGTCTGGCGGCAACTGGTGTCAACCAGGCTATCAAGCAGATGAAGGAATAACAACATATTTTTGACTACAAAGGAGATTGAAACATGAACACCGAAATGCTCTATGAACTGTACGAAATTACTGAGAAGAACGACGCCCCCGATCTGGCTACTGTAGGCATGGCTATGCTCCGGGAGAAGCACCCTGAGATTACCCACGAGGAGGCCA